GGCGCGTTGCCGAGGTCGCGGAAGCCCTTGGGCAGTCCGGTCGGTGTGTCGATCTCGGCAAAGAACACTTTGCCGCGGCCGAGGGTATAGTCCGAAGTGCGGGGCTTTCCCGAGATATTAGGTCCGGCCACTGGTTGCTCCTATCAGTTACGAGACACGCCCGCATCGAGCGTGTAGGTGATTCTGGACCCGCCCGACGAACGCCGCTGGGCCGGATGACGGATTTCTTTGTTCTTTGACGATACGGTGATCTGCTTGGACTCACCTTGAGATTTAAGGCGAGGGTAAAACTCCAAGATCCTGTCGATCTGGTCGCTCGTGACTTCTTGCGAGAACCTCATTTTCAGGTTGAACACCCAGCGGATCGTTCGCAGCTTCAGCGAGCGACCGTACTGGTTGTCGGTGTCGGTCTCGATCTCGACCTCGTTGATCAGCACCACCTCGGGACGGATCGGTTCCGGCCCCACGCGAGACGATCCGTTGTCGTTGTAGTGGACCGGGTAGAACCGGCACTGTTCGACCAGCCGGCGGACGAACTCTCTGACCCGCAACGAATCCGGTTCCGACGGCGACACCGCCTCGCTCGCCAGGCGGATGATCTGCCTGGCTTCTTCTTCGGTCAGGTGGGCTACTTGTGTGGTCAATACAAACCCCCCGTCGCGGTGTGGCGAGCGCTGAAGCCGGGCCTGTAGACGGGCGTCACATCGGGGCCGATCACCGAGGCCGAGCCGGTCGGGCGGTTGGCGCCGTCCGTCAGCTCGTCCAGACCGGCGAGAACATCGTCGTACAGGCGGGAGATCTCCCGCTCGGTGAAGACGCGATCCGTCTCGAACTCTTCCTGGTTCCAGCGGGCCTCGCCCTGGGCCACACCCTGCTGGAACAACACCGGCATGGTCCGCATGAGGACCATGCGAGCCCACTTCTGCTCGATCAGAGAAGCCTTGACCCGCCGCCGCTGCGCCACCGTGGTGGGCGTCTCGGTGTACGGCGTGGCGAGGATCTGCGCGACCAGGTCGTCCCCGAGCCTGTCAGACATCCCCACCACGGCTTCCTGCACCGCGGCGTCGATCGCGGAAGCCGCGTCGTCGCTGCCCGTGGAGCCGCTGAGTCTCATGCGAGAGATCAACAGACCGCGGTCAGGCGTGAAGATGGGGGATGCTTGGCTCACTCGGGCTTCTTCCAGTTCAGGCTGAGGTGGGCGATGGCTTCCTTGGATTCGGTGTAGGGCTCAAAGGTTTCCTGCTCGTCTTCGGGCAGTTCTCCGATGATCATCAGGTTCAGGTCGTCGATCGGTTTGCCTTCGAGGCTTGAGGGATCTTGGGAGAACGGGCCGGTGTTCTCGGCGTGCTTGGCGGTGTTGACCGGGAGGGGATCGGCGTTACGAGGGGACGACAACTCGACCCCCTGGCTGGTGCGGACCAGCAGAGAGTCGGGAGTCTGCTCGCTGGACGGCGTCTTGTCGTTGAAGTCGACCGGGCGATGGGTGCCCGAGTGGACGCCGGGTGTGATCAGCTTGCCGTGCCGGTAGTCGTCGTTGTTCGAGATGCCGTCGATGTCGATGAAGCCTTCCCGGATGGCGTCTTCGAGGGCGTTGTGTCCGCCGGTGCAGTTGATGCCGGAGAGGACTTTGGTTTGATCGTCGGTCAGGAGGCAAGGGCCTACCGCAAGGAAGTCTCCGACCATGACGGAGCCTCCGTGTCGAACGCGGAAGATGGGGTTGGGAGCCATGAGAGTCGCCTTTCGTCTGGAGTGAGGAACCCGGAAAACGCGGCGGTCGAGCGAATCAAACCGCCGCGCGAGAGAGAAGAGAGGCAGAGACCCCGGTGTCGAGCTTTAGCCCGAGATGCACTTCATCGAGACAGTCGCATCGGGGCGGCGAGGCACGGGCAACGGACGAGTCGCGGACAGGGCGAACATGGCGGAAGGGTCTTCCACGAGCCACGACTTCGCAAACCGTTGGGTCTGGAGGAGACCGCCCTGCAACACGGCCATGTCGGCGATGGCGCCGTAGTACATGATGCGGTCAGAGGCGGCGTTGGCGGAGATGAACTCGGCGTACTTCGGGCGGATCATCGGAGTCGAGACACCGTTGACATTGGCCGAACGGCCGTAGTTCCACCAGCGGAGGCCATATGCCTCACCGAGATAGATGACGCCGTCGGCGTCGAACTGCTCGACGAAGGTGACCTGGCCCGCGGTGATGTTGCGTTGATCCAGCACCTTGATCGCGCCGGTGGCGATGAGGGTCTGGAAGCTGGTCGCGGCCTCATCGCCCAGGATCACATCCGTCGGGTTCGGCATCCCGGCCTGCGAAAGCAGCCGCTTGACGACCATCACATTCGCTTCGAGGCGAACGGTCGCAGGGTCGGATGCGTTCCAGAAGATCGAGAGCGTGATGGTGTTGCCCGCCGAACGGGGATAGGTGATCTGGAACGCCTCGCGGTCGGCGTTGGCGTAGGAGATCGTTCCCTGCAGCGCCATCGAGACGAGGTACTCCTCGGCGTTGGTGATGTCGTCCGCCATGTACTGCATGTCACGGGCGATGTGCTGCTGGACGGCGGAGAGCTGCTCGCCCGTCTCGATGAAAATGCGAGTACCAGGCCGGCGGCCGAAGAGCAGTTCGCTGGGAGTAAACGCCTTCTTGATGCGGATGTTGGTCGGCGAGACGGTGTTGAACGATTCCGCTCCACCGCTCACGAGGATGGCTTCGCCGTTCTTCTTTACGAACGGCGCGACCTCGCGGCCACGGGAGAACAGGCCGAACTCGATGTCCTCGGTGCCGACAGTCTGAGTCTGAGGGAAGAGCAGTCGGGTGAGGAAGCGGTTGGGCGACTTGATTTCGTTGACCGTGGCCGTGAGGGTTTGCCACTTGAGTGCGGGAATCATGGGGAATGTCCTTTGTGTTCAGGGCCGCGGAGGGCTGGGCTGGGGGTTGCGACAGGGGAACCGGCTTAGATGCCGATGCCCTCCACGATGAGGCCGAAGCCGTGCGCTGCACGGAGCGCGGCCTTGAACTGAGCTACGGTGGCGGCGCCGCCGAGGACAACATCGTCGAAGTGGGCCTTGCCTTCAAGCATGATGTTGCCGAGCACCTCGTCGGTCGCATCGAGCACCACCGCCTCGGTGTACACGAAGCCGCGGATGATCTGCGAGCCGTCAGTCGCCGCGTGGGCGTACGCCCGATAGATGCCAGTGGCCGTAACCATGCCGACCGCGGTGAGCGGGGCGAGCGTGCCGGAACCGGCGATGAAAGCGCGGGATTGAACGGTCTTGGGCGCGATTCGCAACCCCGGACCAAGTCCCGGGTACGAGCTGAAACCTTCGGTCTTCTTGATAGCCATGTTCGATACTCCTCGGGAGAGGTTGGATTGGTGTGGGAATCAGAGCGTAAAGGCCGGATCAGTTCAGGCCGCGGGACTTGTTGACTGCAGCGGCCATCTTCTTGCCCGCCTCGATGCAGGAAGCCTCTTCCTTGTCGATGCCGGAGAAGTGGTTGTCACGCTCGCCGGCGTTCGAGGGAGCGGCACGACGGCGGGCCGGCGTGGTGGACTTGCGGAGTTCGGCGATGTCCTCGAAGTCCTTGTCCAGATCGGCCAGCTGCTCGGAAGCCTGTAGGACCGACTCGGGGTCGGTCGCGTCCATCGACTTCTCGATCTCGTAACGCTGCTTCTGGTAGGAGAACAAACGGATGTCTTCCTGCTTGGAGATGTCGCCCTTGAACACCGGAGCGGCCTTGGCCGCTGGCTTCTCCTCGGTCTTCTCGATCGGGGCTGCGGCCTTCTCCACCGGCTTGATCGCATCAGCGAAAGCCTTGGAGATACCGGCAACCAGGCCCTCGTTGTTTTCCTTGAGCAGGGCGATCAGTTCGGACTTGTCCATTTCAATGTCTCCTGAGATGCTGAGATTGTGGGAGGCGTGCCCCTTGGACAAGCCGAGGTGGGACGCGAGTTTGTCGATCAGGTCTTGGAGCCGATTCCGATCGGCCTTGTCGATGGTGTCGTCTTCTTGGAAGATGCCGCCGCCGTGCATCGAGACTCCGTTCCACTTGCCCTCGGTGAAGAGCTTGCGAATCTGTGGGTCTTCGATCTTGATGAGCGTGGCCCATGCGCCTTCGAGCGAAGGGATCTCGTTGCCCGAGTAGTCCTTCATTCCCCCGAAGCGGGCGTCGTCCTTCTGGACTAGGAACGACTCGGCCACCCAGGCCTGTTCCTTGCTCAGTTCCTTGCCGTCGTGGCGGAGGTCGATCTCACCGAGCCCGTTCTGGGCAAATCGGTACGCCATGTCCTTGATGACATCAGCGCTGGCGATGTCGCCGTGGGAGTCGCGGATCTCCGGCGCGTAGACGATGGAGAGCAACTCCCCGGACTCTTCCATCTTGTCCAGCTTGAGCAGGGTCTGGAAGTCGAAACTGTTACCGTCGTCTTCGCTTTTGTAGAAGACCGGCATCTGGTTGGCGCCGCGGGGGACCAGCGAGATCCGAGAAATCTCCGCCTTCTTCAGGCGGCGACGGCTTTTGGTCTTGTTGCTTCCGTTGGGCATGGTCCCACGATATACTGCTTTGGCAAGCCCCGCAAGCGACCACCCGTGCAGTTGCTAGATCCATCCAGTTCATGAGAGGCCAGAATAAAATGAACCAACAAAACGGCTTTTCTGTTGCCCTTCCTCGGGTTGTTCGGCCCCTCTACTCCCCGCTCGGGGGCGAGGGAAACTCGATGATGCAGTCAATCTCCAAGGAGATTGCGCCCGGGGACGCGGGAAGATCCGGCCAATCCTCCCTGACAGGCAGGCGGAACCATCCGTTCAACTTCGCGGCCCTGAGAGAGTTGAAGGACCATAACGAGCACCACTCGGCTTGCATCTCGGCGAAGGTGTCTGCGACCGTGGGGATCGGCCACCTTACCGAACACGACAAAGCGAAGCGTGACTTTGTGCCGGGCTTTGATGGCGTGACGGGACAAGAGTTGCCGCCCCCGAGGGCACCTCTCTACGAAGAATCGAACGCCGACCGCGTGCTGTCCCCGTTGACCTCCATCTCCTGGCACGACACCCTGACGGACATCTGCGAGGACTTCTGGGATACCGGCAACGGTTACCTCGAAGTTGTCCAAAACAATGGCACCATCACCGGGCTTCACCACCTGCCTTCGTCGGATGTCTATGTCGTGGTCGAGGACGACAAGCACAACTTCCATTACGAGATCTGCGGCGAAGGCGGCACGCTGCAGAAGGTGTTTGCTTCGTTCGGCGACAGGGAAGGCATGATCGAGCGGCTGGCAATCAAGGGCACCGTGCTGCCCGACGGCAACAACATCTCCGAGGTGATTCACTTCTGCCAGCCTTCGTCCCGCGCCCGCTGGTACGGCGCCCCGGACTGGATCGCCGCCGTGCCTCTGATCGAGCTGACCCAGATGCTTCACCAGTTCAAGTTTGACTTCTTCAACAACCGCGGCGTGCCGGAGTACATGCTCTTCATCATCGGGCACCAGCTCGACAAGAAGGCCCGCGAGCAGATCGAGACTTCACTCAAGGCGACGATCGGCCTAGGCAACTCACACAAGAGCATCATGGTCAACCTGCCCGGCAAGGATGTCACGGTCCAGCTCGAACGGCTGGCGATGGAGGGCGGGTCAGAGGAAGAGTTCAAGAGCCTCAAGGAAACACTGGCGTTGTCGGTCGTCACGGCCCACAAGGTGCCGCCGCTGCTGGCGGGCATCCAGATTTCAGGCAAGCTCGGCGCCACCAACGAGACATCGCAGGCCCTGATCGCCTTCCAGGCGCTCGTCATCGGTCGGGCTCAGCGGGTGTTCACTTCGACGATGGCCAGGACTCTCGGGTCTCCCGAGGCCGGTCTGGGCCTTGTGCCCGAGGACTTCGCGCTCCGCACCATCGTCGAGGACATCGACATCTCCAAGCTCGACACCGTCGGCAAGATGAAGCAGCCGCTGCCCCAGGCGGTCAAGGAAGGCCGCGACCTCGACGCGGGTGTGAAGGATTGAGCCAGGTCGTTGCACGATTCCAGGCGGACCTCATGGCTTCCCTGCTGATGGAAGGCAGGGCACAGGCCTCGGGCTTCCTTTTGACCGGAGGGAAGGCCCACCAGTCGCGTCAGCTGGCCGAGGAGATGCGTACCGAGATCGTCTCCCCCTCGCGGGGGAACATCGTCTCCGACCCCTACTGGGCGCTGTATGTCCACGACGGACGCAAGGCCATCGGACGCGCCGGCAAGGGTCCGCTGATCTGGTTCAAGGACAAAGCCGACGACCCGCGGCTCGACTTCGGCCGCACGCCCGACCGGGCCAAGGATCTGAAGAAGCTCAGGGGCCGGCAGCTCGCCGACGCCGTTGCCCGAGACGAAGTGATCTTCGCCCGGAAGGTAGCCGGCGTGGCTCCTACGCCATTCTTCTCGAACACCGGCGGCATGGCAGCCTTCCCCGCGGAGGCTCGCAAGATCGTGCGTCAGAGATTTGAGGCGTTCATTGAGCAGGCGCTCGCAGGCACCGACCAAGAGGCAGTCATCCGGGTCAACATGAGGGCCTAGCGGGCGAGAGCCCTTTGTTTGACTCTCTCCCATGCGGTCTGCTCCGCGGCCCACACGGCCAAGCCGACCGAGTCCGCGGCGTGCTTCCAATCTCCCATAGTCAAGCCCATCCGGTCGAGCGGCACCGCGTACGGTGCCATGCCGCCGCGAGTCTCGAACGGGATGTTCATCTTCACGAAGACGCGGGCCTGGTGGACAGCCTTTGACACCGAGCCCTTCCAGGCCTGTGGCATCGGCAGCATCAGGTTTGCTTCGTCCCAGTACTCCGACGCGAGCGCCAGGGCCATCCCGGCTGCCTGCCCGAGTCGGATCAGGTCCGCGGGGCTCTCGGTCTTACCCGCCCCGTAGTCCTGTTGGCTCTCGACCGCGACGACGCACGCCTGCGGGCAAACACAGCGGAAGTCCCGCACGGCCTGCCGGATGCCATCAAGGGCCAGCAGGGGCTTATCGGACTTGAAGGTCGGTCGGCCCTTGGTCTTGACGGCCGCGACCCCCAACAGTTTCCACTGGCCGTTGATCAACGACACCGCGGCGATGGTTGCCACGGCAAGGTCAGGGTCCATCCCGATGGCGACGATGGGGTCTTCGAGCGGAGGGGGTTTCATAAGCAACGGGAGCCCCGGTTACGGAACTCCCGTCGCATAGCCCGCTGTGCTTTTGAGAGCCGAACTGAGGAAGCTCTCAAGGACGCAGGTACTTATTTCTTGGCGACGCGAGGCGTCTGGGCAACGCACTTGATGGCGATCTGTTCGCCGCCCTTGGTGGTGTGCTTCACGAAGACACACCCCTTCGGGGCCGGTTGGGCGCTGCGCCGGATCACGCTGGTGAGCCGCACATGGAACACTCTCGCGGTGACGCCCTCGGGGATCTGTACCGGGAAGCCGTCGCCTTCCTTGAGAGAGGCCATCTTGTCCAGGATAACCTGGTACATCGTGCCCGGCCCCCGGCGAGAGTCACGGGGAAGTTGATCGACGCGGGTGACGGCTCCGGTTGAGATCGCACCGGGCTCCGAGGGCTCCGAAGGCCCCGGGCGAGGAGTGATTGGGGTCCGGGAGATCTTCTTGGAGACCTTCTTGGGCGTCTTCTTGGTAGGCTTACGCTTCGACATATTCAGGTTCCTTCTTCTTGCTTTCGTCAGGGTCGACGATCAGGTAGTTTCCGTGTTCGTCCGTCTTTGGCTTGGCGTACTTGTCCCACCGAGACATCAACACGGTCTGGGCCGCGGCCCGCACATCGGGCGTTACGACCCTCATAGCATCTACCATAAGCGTCTCGACCCTGCGCATCAAGGCGGTCATCTCTTCAGGGGTCGAAATCTCCACCTCTCCAAAGTTCTCGTCGTGGATGAACAGGGTGGGGAAGACCTTGCCGTACAGGATAGAGCCTCTCGTCTTGTCGTAACACTCGCGGACCAGATTGTACAGGCCGAGCAACGCGCCCTCCGCCGAAGGCGACTGCAGGCCCATTCCGTTGCAGCAGGAGCAGTAGTCGCAGGCCATGCGAACCAAGCCCATTGGGGTCTTGTACATATACCGATCGAGCCACTTCTCCTGCACCGTCTTCTGCTTGGTCTCGGGGTCGATCTTCGTCACGGTTACCCGCCTGGCGCCGTTGAGTTCATCCTTGGCGTTTTGGTTCACATAGGTAAAGTATTCCGCCATCTCGGGGAAGGTCTGCTTCCAGATGTCCTTGAGTAGCACGGCCGTCTCGCGGTCCACCTCGACGCCAAAGGTTCCTTTGGCGTAGGTGACGAAGGTGTCAGCGCCCAGCCCGCCCGGATACCCCAGCCCGGTGGGCTTGGAAAACTTGCGGTAGTGGTCGAAGAAGGGGATGGTGTCCTCATTCTCCCGCAGGGAATCAAACTCGGCAAAGACCGCGTCTCGATCGGAGGTGTCGACGCCCTCTTCGAGCAACGCCTGAGCGAAGTCCTCGTCAAGGTGCAGAGCCAACTGGGCGGCGAGGTAGGCGTGCGGGTCGATGCCGGCGTTGATGATCTCGCCCAGCTTCGAGTGCCCGAACAAGTTGATGCAGGTCTGGGCTAGGGTGCCGAGTTCCATCGAGCTGTAGTCGGCCGAGAAGAGAGCGAAGCCCGCCCGCGGCACATAGCAGCCCCGTACGCGAGGGTCGACATTCTGACCGTTGAAGGAAGGGTACAACTTCCCGGCCCGGCTGGAGGTGCGCCCCGTCTCTTTGAGCACATCGAAGTCGGCTCGGACCACAGGCGCCACATTGCCCTCCTGATCCTTCATGCGAGGGATCTCGGTGGTCACGAGCTTCTGCAGATATTGACGATGCTTGTACTCGACCAGGACCGGATCTTTGTGGGCGTACTCCTGCAACCAGTCGGCATCGACGGAGAGCTGGCCGTCGGGAAACTTGTCGGTCGGGTCGGTGTACTTGAGCACGAAGTCGTCGGGCCTTGCGTCCGCGAGGTCGGTGACATGCTTGGATATCGCACCCTTGTCGATGCTCGAAGCCTTGCCCGCCGTCATCCTCACCGGGCAGTCGCAGGCCTTGCGGTCGCAACCTTCCTCGTGGTTCTTGGCACCGTTGGCAAACGGGCGGGGCGTCTCCTCGGGACGGAGGATGCCGGTCTGCAACAGACGAGCGGTCTTTTCCGGTGACAGTTGCTCGGCCAGCATCGCTTCTACCTGGGCGACCCTGTCTGGGTCGGTGGCCACGCCACGGGAGGTCAGGAAGCCCAACGCGAAGTCGACGCCAACCCGGAAGGACTCGGTGGCGAAGGGGTCGTGGCCGGCGGAAACGATCGTGGCCTGCCGCACTTCCTCCTGCTTCGCGTAGACGGCCTCGGCATAGACGGCGTCGGAGGCGGCGTAGTCGATGGCATCCTGCGGCCATTCGGAGACCGGGAGGTCTTCGAGGACATCGAAGTTGATTCGCCATGCGTCAGCATCGCCGACTATCTGACCGTCGGCCTTGATCTCGACTTTAACGATATCGACGCCAAAGTACCGCTTGACCAGATCGGCCAGCCGATAGCCGACGCGAGAGTTCGAGTCGCCGACATTCATGTAGTCGATGTTGCCGTGTGTGGTGAGGTTGAGCAGTTTCTCGCGGATGGCGGTGCAGGTGACCAGTCCCTTGTCGATCAGGTTGAAGGCGAGAGGGATGTACTCGGGGTTGTGGGCACACAACACACCCAGGTCAAACGACAGGTTGTGGGCCACGCGGACGATGTTTTCTTCCGCGTCCATGACCAGGTCGAGCGTGGCCTCGAAGTCGGCCTCGCACCGGCACACGACCGAAGCATCTCCGTTGATGCTGGTCTGTACACAGACGATCCGAGGGTGTAGTGCCTGAGCGCTAATGCGGTGGGTCTCGGTGTCCCATCCCATGATGATTCTGTCGTTCATAAAACCGGGGGCTGAGGTTACCCAACCCCCGGTGCGCACCGAGTCCACCACGGACGCAAAGGAAAATCAGGCATTGCCCTCTTGGTCGGGCTCCGCTGCCGCGGCCTCGTTCGCGGCGAGGGCTTGCAGATAGCCATCGGCGAAGTTGGCCT